TCGGCCTCTTCCACAGGATCAACTGTAGTGTGCTGCGGTTTATTATTACTAGCGCCTGTACCAACAGAAAGTAACTTATACACTCTGCTTTGGTCTGTTAAACAATAAAATTTACTGTCAAATATCGTTGAGCTATTATTATCCCAAGCAACCCAATCACTAAGGCCTTCTGTATAATCGTAACGAACCACCACATGTGATATCTTGTCAGTTGTGACCTTGACAATACCCATAAGATTCCGATATGCTTCAGAGAAATACGCCTGAGTGTTTTGCGGGGTTTGTATTGTTTCGTCAGTGCCCGACAAAGTTGGATCCCACGGATCGGCTTTGCCGACGCCGATGTAGACGTAATCATCGGACGACGTGATATTAGTTACGAAGTTAGATGCGTTTAGTGTTCTAAAATCTGTTGAAAGAATTGCAGACATCGTTTTATTCCTGAAATTATTTAAAGTATATGTTTATTTATACAACTTATCATTCTAGTGTTAGTGTGCCAGTGCCTTCAAGCTCGAGCGCGCCGGACGAGCCTGTGCTACTAGCATTTTCTGTTAGCAGCGCATTCAAGTTCGTTATCTCATCATCCAATTCAACTGCAGCGACAGTGGGCACAACTCCACTAACGGATGTTGTCATAGTTACAATAGTAAATCGACCCTGATAAACACTAGATTGTATTCCTGGCATTTGCGAACTGAGCGAATCATTCAATATGCCAGAACGGTATGACCATTCAGGGTTTGACGGCGGTGTTAATTTTGTAATTTGTGGGTTTGCTACTGCAGCAATATTAAATGATACTTCACCAAAGTATTTTGTTCCAGCTGGATGTACAAGTCGCTCAAAGATATAATCCCATTCTGAAATGTTCAATGATGACTTAACAACATACGAATATTTTTGATATCTATCGGAATCCTGCAACTTAATAACGCTGGATAACTGCGACTGCTTGTTAACATACGACTGCGATACGTCATCCCAATCACCTTCAGACAATCGGAAAGTTTCATCCCACGGGTAAGTGACTTCAACTTGTTCGTTAAAGAATATTCTAAAAAACGCCTTGATCGAGTCATCAGTACCACGAACAAGATAGAAGTTAACAATCAACTTTAACAGGTTGCGCTTGTCAATCTTAGAATTACTGGGCACAATAGGCGCCAGTTCTTTCTGCATCAAGTTTATATATTCTGATGTCGTTTCATCAATATCCATCGCCTGTTCAATGTTGTTAAGAACATACGAGGGGTTTGCACCAACAACAAAGCGCAAGACTTTAGTTTTATATGTTACTGCAACGCCTTCCATATTGGGATTTGAATATGATGAAGGCCCTAACTTTAGCTTAGTACTTAATACTTGATCAGGTCGGACATGCGAAGAGATCGCAGTGTCACTTGGATCACGTTCAACATCGACTACGTAGTTGAAGTAACCGCCAGCACCTACATCAAACTGAAAGGTGATACTGGATTCTAAAGAAGAATTCTTATATTGTTTAACGTATGCGTTTTGGGCATCACTCAAATCGTTTAAATCATCTGTCCATAAAAAGTAATCTTTATAAACACCTTGATATTTCCAGTCGTCAGTATCGACAACTTGTGACAGTTCAGTATCAAACACTACTGCACCAATGCTGCTATCAACGTACCCAACGTAAGTGACTTCTTTTTCTTCAAGAAACGTATAACCATTATCCAGATTCATAAACTCATAGTACGCCTTCATAAACATCTCAAGATTTTCTGAGTTGTTTAGAATGTTAGCAGGAATAAGTTGCTCTAGCCTTAGAGACTCTTTGCTTACAGCATCTCGCGAATTTTGATTTACAAAACCCGGCGAAGAAGTTTTTGATCTAAAATCTGGCATTTACTTAAGTCTCGGGGTTGTAGTATAATTAATCGCGCCTGATTGTCCTGAAGTTGCGATAGTGTCAATTTCAGCAACAATGGTTGAGTAATTTGTATCGATAGAAACTAGTTGCTCACGCTTAGGCGCGATATCGAGCGAGTTAGGCACAACAGCAATTTTCACAGTAGTATTGGTATCCGCCCTGAAGCCAGACATATTAATAATGCCAGTCGAAAGATCAAGCGTACCCACTGTCTTAACCGCTGCAACCGCACCACCTTGATCGTATGTGTAAATTATTACTGAGCGCTTTGTTTCTGTGTTTGCAATAGCACTATCACCAATATAGCATTTTGCACCGTTATAAAAGAATGGTGTAGACGTAATAGACATTTCATTAACATTTCCATTCGAATATAACGGCTCTGCAAACTGCAGATCTGCAGTGAAATCTTCATTGCTTCGTATTTTTATAAGTTTAAACATTCTAGGTCGTACTGACGAACTCAAGATTGCAGGATCTGTCGCATCAACCGTTTGCGTTACTTGTGAATGCCTAAACACACCATCGAAATCATTTAACTGATTGGTGCCGTAAGTCGCAAGTGTGTTAGTAACTGCAGTTACTAATTCGTTATTGGTTTTTGATGTCAAGTTAGGGTTATACCTTACGTTAACGTCAAGTTCAATATATGTGTATTCAGTATCAACAATAACAGGCTTCACTGTGGTCACTGTCTTGCCTTTAAGCAATGACATGACAATTGCTTTATCTGATTCAGCCAGAGTATCACCAGTTAAAGGCTTGATCGCGATATAAACTGAACCGTAATCAGGCACAGTATTATTTTCGCCACCCCATACAGAGATAGCGTCGATGTTAGAATATTCTGCTTTAAGAATCGCGCGATAGTCATCAGCAGATACAGCACGATTCTGTGAAGCAAATTTAAGCGGTGCGTTGAATCGTATTGATTCTAATGTTTCTGCGCTTTGTCCACCAGCAGCTACAGAAACAGTTGTCGTCACATTTGTAGAGCCAGACAATAATGTTGATGCAAGAGTAAATGCCTGTGCACCATTCGCAGCATCGCCTGAGCTAGTAACATACTCGAGCTCGACAATGTTACTCGTAACCGGTCGGCTGCCAGTGACCCCGTCACCAAAATATATCTCGTAATATTCATTCGCATTCTGTTGCAAAAAATACACTTGAGTTGCTGCAACAGTTACTGAAAGATCTTCATACAGAGTGTACGTATCACTGTTCAACGCTGCAGAATTTGATTTAACTTTAACCAGCAAAGTTGTAGTATCAACGTCTGTATCAGACACTTGATATTTTTGATTCTGGATAATGTTGTTTACTGTATACTGGACCTTCTTTAAAGTACCCTCTTTAATTTCGACGTTATCGAAGTGATACGTATAAGTCGTAACCTCATTAGGCGCAACACCTTCAGTCGTAGTAACTTGTGGTGCTGTTAACTCAGTCATTGTGACAAAATTATATTCAGCATTATCAACTATAGTTGAAAACTTTGTACCGCGTGGTAAAGTCAATGTAGGTGGGTGAGTGCTACCTGCAGTAATTACAACATTTATTTTTGCGATCGGCGTTAGTGTTGACCGAGGTGTATAACCAAGAACCTTTGCACGAGTAACAACATTGCCGCGGATTTGTGCAGAATCAAGAAATGCTTCATTCAATGTGTAGTGAGCATTAATCGCGTTATAGTGAGTGTTATACGCAAGCACATCTAACAGGATATTCAAGCCTGAGCCTTCAAAATCATAATCAGTAAAACCGTCTTGATTCTTCAAGTACGTTTTTAAGTTAGTTTTGATTTGCTCAAAGTCTAATTCAGTTACATTTAATATTGTGGACATATCGTTACCTTAATCGTGTTAGACGTATTGCAACGCCAGCTGTCTTATTAATTTCCTTTATTATAAAGTTTACTGTCAAGTCATATGCGTTCGCGTCAGCATCATCGCTTATTATAATTTCTGTCAATTCAACTCGCGGCTCGTGCTTTGTTATAACTCTTGCTATAGCATCGTGTAAATTTCCCTTTGTTATATCATCAGCGGGCTCAAACAAAAACCCGCTCAAGTTCGCGCCAAGCAGTGGTGAGAACGGTCTCTCAAAGAAATTTGACAGAAGTAGATTTCTCACTGCCCCTGTCACTGCCCTGTCATCGCGCAAAAATTGAATGTCATCAGTAAACGGGTTAGGCACTAAGTTCAAATCAAGATCAACATATTGATTGATTTTCGCGGTAATAGAAGCGCGCCTAACATCGTCACTTACGGACCAGTCATTTTGATTTAAAGAAGGAGTTTCGTTATTATCGGCCATAGTGTTATTTATAGTTCTTTAAAAGTTAAGTTTACTGCGGTGGACCTGTCGGCTTCTCAATAATGCCTGTGATATGCGTATGAGTTTCACCAGATATACCATTCGACAAATGATCGCTTGCGGTCGACGTACCACCGACAACCAACGAGCCCGATATATTAACGTCGCCATTGATCGTAGTATTTGCACAGTTCAACGTTGTTGAGCCATCCAC